TGGTGACTATAGTCACCACCTACAATATCTTAGGAGACCTAAAAAGGTCTCCTTTTTTTTATCTAAATACTTAAAAAAAATGGCAAGAAGAGATACACAAATAGAAAATAGGAATTTCCTTTCTCCTACTGGATTTAAATTTATTTTAGATAGAAGTCCTAAAGTTGCATTTTTTTGTAATCAAGCAAATATACCAGATCTCAATTTAGGTGTTGCAATTCAACCATCATATCTAAAAGATATTGATACTCCTGGTGATAAAATTGTATTTGGTGATTTAAATCTCAGATTTTTAGTAGATGAAAATCTTGAGAATTATATGGAGATTCAAAATTGGATTCGTGGACTTGGATATCCAGAAAGTTTAGAAGAAATTTATGATCTCCAAAAAAATGGAATTGTAAATCCAAAATATCAACAAAAATCAATGAATATTTACTCTGATGGAACTTTACAAATTTTAAGTAGCAATTTAATTGCAAAGTTTAATGTAAGTTTTAAAGATTTATTTCCATATTCTTTATCAACACTATCCTTTGACGCAACAGATACTGACATTCAATACTTTACAGCAGACGTAAGTTTCAAGTATACTATCTACAATATAACTGATTTAAGTGGAAATAATTTATGAATTTTGACCTTGATATGATTCAAAAAATGTGGGAAAAAGATTCGATAATTGATCCAGATAATCTACATACAGAATCATTGAAAATACCAGCACTACACGCAAAATACTTTGATATCTATAATAATACAATACTTCTAAAAAAGAAAGCAGAACAACAAAGAAAAAATATTAGACACGAAAGATATGAATATTACTCAGGAAAATCAGATCCAGAAACTTATATAGAAACTCCATTTCCTAAAAAGATTAGAGATAAAGATACTCTACAAAAATATTTGGATGCTGATGAAAAACTTTCATCAGTTTCATTAAAAAATGACTATTACGATACAATGATTTTTTATATTGATAATATTCTTAAAATGATACACAATCGAACATATCAAATCAAAAATGCTATAGAATATCAAAAATTTATGAGTGGATTAGGGTAGATAAATACTCACAGGTGAATTGATCATCGTGAGTGTAACAGACGTTATTATTAAAAAAGCAAACGAAGTATTTTTAAATTTAGAAACTCAACCACACATTGAGTATGAGTTAAGAGATCATTTTACATTCCAAGTAGATGGGGCAAAGTTTATGCCCCAGTATAGAAATAAGCATTGGAATGGTGAAATTCATTTATTTGATATTAGAACTAAACAGATTTATGTTGGTCTTTTAGATAAGATTATAAGTTTTTGTGAGCAATCTAATTATACTTATACATTTGAAGACAATAAATTTTATGGACAACCCTTTGAAATAAATGAGGGTATCTCACTTGAGGGTGTTCAAGATTATATGAAATCTATTTGTTGTCACACTCCTCGTGACTATCAAGTAGAGGGAGTATATGGTGCATTAAGGCATAATCGAAAACTATTGATATCTCCCACTGCATCAGGCAAATCTCTGATGATTTATTCGTTAGTGAGATACTATGTAGATAAACACGAAAAAATACTTTTAGTTGTTCCAACGACATCACTCGTGGAGCAAATGTATAAAGATTTTCAGGACTATGGTTGGGATGCTGAATCATATTGTCACAGAATTTATTCGGGAAGAGAAAAAACAAACGAACATCCAGTTACAATTACAACCTGGCAGTCAATATACAAACTTGAACGTTCTTTCTTTGAAGATTATGGTGTCATTATAGGTGATGAAGCTCATTTATTCAAGAGCAAGTCATTAATCTCAATCATGACTAAATTACATCATGCTAAATATCGTTTTGGATTTACTGGAACTTTAGATGGAACTCAAACTCATAAGTGGGTTTTAGAAGGATTATTTGGCCCTTCATATAAAGTTACAAGAACAGATGTGTTGATGAAGCAAGGACATCTTTCTCAGTTGGATATTCAGTGTATAGTTCTTAAACATTCTCCTAAGAAGTTTGATGTATATGAAGATGAGATACAATACTTAATAACTCATGATAAAAGAAATAACTTTATTAAAAATCTTGCATTAGATTTAAAAGGAAACACTTTAGTTTTATACAGTAGAGTTGAAACACACGGATCTATATTATATGAAAAGATAAATAGTAATAAGAAGAACGATAGAAAAGTTTTCTTTATTCATGGTGGTGTGGATACAGAAGAGAGAGAACTCACTCGTGAGATTACTGAAAAGGAAAATGATGCGATTATTGTTGCTTCTTATGGTACATTTTCAACTGGTATCAATATTCAAAATCTACATAATGTAATATTTGCTTCTCCTAGTAAATCTAGAATTAGAAATCTTCAATCAATTGGAAGAGTTTTAAGAAAAGGTAAAAACAAAACAAAAGCAGTCTTGTATGATATCTCTGATGATTGTACTTACAACTCAAGAAAAAACTATACTCTCAATCACTTTATAGAAAGAATTAAAATTTACTCAGAAGAAAAATTTAGTTACCAAATAATTACAATACAACTCAAAAACTAATGGAAGAAGATTTTTACTCAACAATAAAATTAAAATCAGGTGAAGAAATATTTGCCAAAGTATCTGCTGTGGAAGAAGAAGATAAAACTTTATTAATTATTCTAAATCCAATTACGATATCAGAAATTAAAAATAGATTTGGAGTTTCTGGATATAAGTTTGAACCTTGGATGAAGACAACAACAGAGGATATGTTTGTTATTAATTTAAATGATGTTCTTACAATGTCAGAATCTTTTGATATTGAAATGATTGTGATGTATCAATCATATGTGAGACAACTGGATACAAAAGGAATTAATGAATCTAAACCAAGTAAAACAATGGGTTATCTTTCAAATGTAAATGATGCTAAAGAAATCTTGGAGAAGATCTATAAGATTAGTTAAGTATCTCTAAGTAACTTATACCAATCTTTTCAACCCTGACAAAGGTTATTGTACCCTTATTTGTGAAACTTGTCAACTATTAAAATACGTGTTATAATTCATACATATCAATGAACAAAAATTATGATAACAACAAGTGTTATGACTAAAAGAAAAAGGTCAGATCATTATGTAAATAATAAAGATTTTCTTGCTGCTCTAATTAGGTATAGAGAAGATGTTGAAATTGCTTCTCTTCAAGACAAACCCAAACCAGTGATACCACGTTACATAGGTGAATGTTTTTTAAAGATTGCTAATCATCTTTCATTCAAGCCAAACTTCGTAAATTATATGTTTAAGGACGATATGATTTGTGATGGAATTGAAAATTGTGTTCAGTATATTCATAATTTTAATCCAAAGAAATCTGAAAATCCTTTTGCTTACTTTACACAGATTATCTATTATGCTTTTCTTCGTCGTATACAAAGAGAAAAACGTCAATTAGAAATCAAAAATAAAATTCTTGAACGTTCTGGATTCAGTGAAGTATTTACTGATGATAATACCCTTGACGGTGGAAATTATTCAGACTATAACTCAATAAAAGATGACATACACAGTAAAATAAGATATTAGTTTTATGCGTGCTGCAATTTTAACAGACACCCACTACGGCTGCAGGAAAGGTTCAAAACTTTTTCAGGATTACTTTGAGCAATTTTATAAAAATGTATTTTTCCCGACCTTAGAAAAGGAAGAAATCACTACAGTACTGCATCTTGGAGATGCCTTTGATAGTCGTAAGTCAATTGATTATCAGAGTTTGGAATGGACAAAAAGAGTTGTATTAGATCCTCTTTTAAAATATGATGTACACATGCTCGTTGGAAATCACGATGCCTATTATAAAAATACTAATAGTGTAAACTCTCCTTCACTTTTGCTTCAAAATTATTCAAATATAAAAACTTATAGTGACCCTGAAGTTATTAAAATTGGAAACTTAAATGTTCTTCTGATTCCTTGGATTTGTGCTGACAATGAAGAAAAAACTTTACGTCTAATCAAAAAGAGTGGATGTAAAGTTGCTATGGGGCACTTGGAATTGAATGGATTTCAAGCTTATCGTGGGCATACAATGGATGATGGTATGGATTCCATTATGTTTGATGATTTTACAAAAGTATTTTCTGGGCATTATCATACTCGTTCAAATAATGGTACTGTATTTTATCTTGGAAATCCTTATGAGATTTTTTGGAATGATGTAAATGATACTCGTGGATTTCATATCTTTGATACTGAAACTCTTGAACATACTCCTGTAAATAATCCATATAAAATGTATTATGTGATTTATTATGATGATGATAATTATCAAACTTTTGATACTCGTGAGTATGAAAATAAAATTGTAAAAGTAATAGTTCGTAAGAAATCAAATACTAAAAAATTTGAAAAGTTTATTGATAAACTTTATACCTCAAATATATCTGAACTTAAAATTGTTGAAAACCTCCAAATTGAAGAAAATGAAGAATTTGAGGCTTATGAATCAGAGGATACACTTTCTATTTTGAATCGTTATGTTGAAGAATCTGAAATATCTCTTGATAAATCAATTGTTCAGAAAATGCTTCATGAAATTTATCGTGAGGCATGTGAAATAGTTTAGATATGTTTTTACTAACAATTTATGGTAGAGAAAGAGAGGGAGCATATTCTGTACAGAATGAATATGGTGAAAAAATTCTATACCTCTTTGAAGAAGAAGATGATGCTGAAAGATATGCTATGATGCTTGAAGAAAATGGACATCCAGAAATGCATTTAATTGAAATTGAAAATGATGTTATGCTGCAGACTTGTAATTTAAATGACTATAAGTATACTATTATTACTTCAAATGATATTGTAATTCCTCCAAATTATTAATAATGATTACCTTTAAGACCATAAAATGGAAGAACTTTCTTTCTACCGGTAATCAATTTACCGAAGTTAATTTCACTAAAAACAAAACTAATTTAATTATTGGTACAAATGGTGCTGGTAAGAGTACAATTTTAGATGCATTATGCTTCTCTTTGTTTGGACGTAGTTTTAGAAAAATTAATAAACCACAACTTATCAATACAGTTAATGAGAAAGATTGTATTGTTGAAGTTGAATTTTTAATTGGAACATCAGAATGGAAAGTGATTCGTGGAATCAAACCAAATATCTTTGAAATTTATTGTAATGATAAAGTCATAGACCAAGTTTCTGCCTCAAATGACCAACAGAAATGGTTAGAGCAGACAGTTCTTAAAATGAATTATAAGTCATTTACACAAATTGTAATATTGGGGTCAAGTGCATTTGTTCCTTTTATGCAACTTCCTACATCACATCGTAGAGAAGTGATTGAAGATTTATTGGATATAAAGATATTTTCTTCAATGAATACTGTAATTAAAGAAAAGATTCGTAAGATTCGTGATGAAGTAAAAACTTTAGAACTTAAAAAAGAATCTCTTTTTGATAAAGTTGAAATGCAAAAAAACTTTATTGAAGAACTTGAGAATCGTGGAAATGCAAATATAAATGCTAATAAAGAAAAGATTGCTAATTTAGATTCTGAAGTTGTTGATTGTATAAAAGAAAATACTTTAATTGAAGAAGACGTTCTTGAGAATATAAAAAAACAAGAAGAAGTTTCTGGAGCATCTGATAAACTCAAAAAACTTGGAACATTAAAGGGTAAAATATCACAGAAAGTATCAACAATTACTGTTGAACATAAATTTTTTAATGAAAATACGGTATGCCCTACTTGCACACAGGAGATTGATGAAGAATTTAGAATAAATAAAATTAATGATGCTCAAATTAAGGCCAAGGATTTGCAATCTGGTTATAAAGAACTGGAGGTAGCAATCAAAGAGGAAGAAGATCGAGAGCATCAATTTATAACACTTTCAAAAGAGATTACAAAACTTACATATGAAGTTTCTAGGAACAATACTAAAATCTCTGGATGCCAAAGGCAAATCAGAGATCTTGAAAATGAAATTCAAAAACTTACCAATCAACTTAAAAACAGAAATTCTGAACATGAAAAATTAGAATCATTTCAAGAAACTCTTCATAATACTTATGATGAATTAGCAATCAAAAAAGATTCTATTAATTACTATGATTTTTCTTATGGTCTTTTAAAAGACGGTGGAGTTAAATCTAAAATTATTAAAAAATATCTACCGTTAATTAATCAACAAGTCAATCGTTATTTACAGATGATGGACTTTTATATAAACTTTACTCTTGATGAAGAGTTTAATGAAACTGTTCAATCTCCAATTCATGAAGATTTCTCATATGCTTCTTTTAGTGAAGGTGAGAAACAACGTATAGATTTAGCATTACTCTTTACTTGGAGAGAGGTTGCAAGATTAAAAAATTCTGTGAACTGTAATTTGATGATACTTGATGAGATTTTTGATAGTTCTTTAGATTCTTCTGGAACAGAAGAGTTTCTTAAAATTATTCAGTTTGTAGTAAAGGATGCTAATATTTTTGTTATCTCTCATAAAGCAGGATTGGAAGACCGATTTGAAAGTGTAATTAAATTTTCCAAGATAAAGGGGTTTAGCAGAATAGACACTTAAATATCTGTCCACTGCGGTGCCTTTATGGGCACCCTTTTTGTTATGATAGGTTCATAAGAAAAAAACACCGATGCCAGTCAATCACGAAATCAAATCACAACTTGCTAGATTGCTTGCTACTGAAGACTTGGTGGTTGAACACAAAAAAGTACCTACTGCTTGTTTTAACGTTCATACTCGTGTGTTAACCTTACCTTTGTGGGAAAAGGCAAGCAATATCGTGTATGACTTATTGGTCGGGCATGAAGTTGGACATGCTCTTTTTACTGATGATGTTGACTGGACTGAAGAAACTAATGTTCCTCAACAGTTTGTGAATATCGTTGAGGACGCTCGTGTCGAAAAGTTAATTAAACGTAAGTATGCTGGACTTGCTAAAACATTTTATGGTGGATATAAAGAACTGAAAGAACAAGATTTCTTTGAGATTGGTGATGAAGATATTTCTACTTTTAATCTTGCTGATCGTGCAAACCTTTACTTTAAAATTGGAAACTTCTTAGCATTAGATTTCAATTCTGAAGAAAGTGAGATTATAAACTTAATCGCATCAACTGAAACTTTTTCTGATGTGTTGAATGCGGCAGAAGAACTCTATAAGTATTGTAAAAATGAGAAAGAACAAGAACAAAAAGTTAATGAGTTAGATTCTCATAAGTTGGAAAATAATGATAACTCCTCTAATGAAGGGGAAGAAGAATCACAACAGGAATCTGAAGAATCAGATGAAGGTGAATCAAATAAATCTCAACCTTCAGAATCTCAAACAGAACAATCTGAAAGAACTCAAGGAGAATCTGTAAGTAATACTCCTAAAGGATCTTCTAATGAACCAAAAATTCGTACAGAAGAAACTCTTCGTCAAAAAATTGAAGAACTTGTAAATCTTTCGGGTGGTGAAAATGTCTATGTTGAAATTCCAAAAGTCAATTTAGATACTGTTATCGCAAAAAATTCAGAAGTTCACGAATATATTGATGATTATTTTGTCAATCAACAAATTGTAAAAGACGAATGGTCAAAAATAAATCAGTTACCTGATCATAATATTTACGAACAATCTGATAAATTATTCAAAGAATTTAAAAACTCTGCTCAAAAAGAAGTTAATTACTTAGTAAAAGAATTTGAATGTCGTAAGGCAGCTGATTCATATGCTCGTATATCAATATCTCGTACTGGTGTTCTTGATACTACTCGTCTTCATACCTATAAGTATAATGAAGATCTTTTTAAGAAAATTAATGTGATACCTGATGGTAAAAATCACGGATTGATTTTTATTTTAGACTGGAGTGGATCAATGCAAACAGTATTAAAAGATACTTGTAAGCAACTTTACAATCTAATTTGGTTTTGTAAAAAAGTATCAATACCATTTGAAGTTTATGCCTTTACAAATGAATGGAAAAAGGATCTCAATCCACATTACCAAAAAAAAGAAGGTTTAATATGTGTATCAGAAGAATTTTGTTTACTTAATATTTTCACCAGTAAAGTAAACTCCAGATTATTGGAGGCTCAGATGATTAATATCTGGAGACTTTCACTTGCTATTTCTACTCCTTATTCGTGTCAATATTCATTCCCTGGTCGTCTTTCTCTTTCTGGTACTCCATTAAATGAAAGTTTGATTGCCCTACACCAAATACTTCCAAAGTTTCGTAAAGATAATAAACTACAAAAAGTTCAGTGTGTAATTTTAACTGATGGTGAGGCAAATTATCTTCCATATCACCACATAGTAAAACGTGGAGGAAATGATTATATGGGTGCTCGTGGAATGAATCCAAGTCAGTCTTTTCTTCGTGATCGTAAGATTGGAACAACTTATAAAATGGGTACTACTTACCATTCTTTTACAGAAGTTTTAATCTCTAATCTCAAAGATAACTTTCCATCTGTTAACTTTGTAGGTATTCGTGTTCTTGAAAATAAAGATACCTCTCGTTTTGTGAGTTTATATTACAAGCAAACATCTCCAGAATATGATAAAATTATGTCTTACTGGAAAAAGCATAGAAGTCTTAATATCTCAAATTCAGCATATGATGCTTATTTTGGACTCTCTGCAAGTTCTCTTGCTCAGGATACTGAATTTGATGTTGCTGATGATGCGACTAAGGCACAGATTAAATCTGCATTTGTAAAATCTCTGAAAACTAAGAAGTTGAATAAGAAAGTTCTTGGTGAGTTTGTAAGTATCATTTCATAAATACTTAAAAAGAATATGGAGAATAAAATCTGGGGAATTCCCTGTGTTATAGACCACAATAATAAAATAGTTTATTTGAAGTGTGATAGTGCCATTACCGCAATGGGTATTGGTGCTATGGTTGAAAAATATTACCCTGGATATAAGGGGCACATTGGTAGTCAAGAGCATATTGAAAAACTCAAGAACCAATTGGTGAACTGACCATAGGATGGTCTTTGTGACCTCCTTTCATTGTATAATGACTATAGTCAAAAACAAACAATCAACTCCATGAAACGCATTCAAATGACTGACGATCAAGTTCTTTCAGATCTCAAGAATACTTTTGGTAAAGAGTTTATTGCTGCTGATGTTCGTGGGTATTGTGTTTCTAAAAATATTTCATATCCAACTGTAACTAAACGTTTAGAAAACTTTAAGGTTGGACGTGGTAAATGGAATTTAGAAGTGACACAAAGAAAAGTTCGAGAAATAGAACGTAGTTACTCTGCCCCTGCTGCTCTTCCTGCTGTGGAACAAAATCTTATTCCTGATAAAGATGATACTTTCGTCAAGTTTGGTAACTTCAATGATATTAAGAAAATTATTCAGTCCAATCTCTTTTATCCGACATTTATCACGGGTCTTTCGGGTAATGGTAAAACGTTCAGTGTTGAGCAAGCTTGTGCTCAACTTGGTAGGGAACTAATTCGTGTAAATATTACAATAGAAACTGATGAAGATGATTTGATTGGTGGATTTCGTTTAATAAATGGTGAAACTGCTTGGCATAATGGCCCAGTTATTGAGGCACTTGAAAGAGGTGCGATTCTTCTTCTTGATGAGGTTGATTTAGCATCCAATAAAATACTTTGTCTTCAATCTGTTCTGGAAGGTAAAGGTGTATTTTTAAAGAAGATTGGTAAGTTTGTAAGACCTACTTCTGGATTTAATATATTTGCAACTGCTAATACAAAAGGTAAAGGTAGTGAGGATGGAAGGTTTATTGGAACTAATGTTCTTAATGAAGCATTTTTAGAAAGATTTCCTGTAACCTTTGAGCAGTCATATCCTGCTCCCTCAGTAGAACAAAGAATTTTAGAAGGTGTTGCTCTTGATTTGGGTATTGAAGATAAAGAGTTCTGTAAGAGACTTGTAGATTGGGGTGATGTAATTCGTAAGACTTTCTATGATGGTGGTATTGAAGAAATCATTTCCACTCGTCGTTTAGTTCATATTCTTCGTGCTTATAGTATCTTTCAAGATAAAGGTAAGGCAATTCAAGTTTGTGTAAATCGTTTTGATGATGAAACCAAACAGGCATTCCTTGAACTTTATGACAAGATTGATGCAGATTTTATAATGCCTTCTGCCCAAGAAGCAGTTGACGCAACTCTCTCAAACTGATATAATATTAAAAGATAAAACTCTCTTTGATTGTGAAACTTTATGACTGAAAATTTTGAAACTGATTACGAAAGTTCAATACCAAATCAAGATTTTTGGGAGAACGATGGTATTAGTATGACTGGAAATCCTTATGCCTCTCCTGATACAATAGTTTTTGGAGATACTCATCTCTCAGGAGGTATGGGAAATGATCATATTAATTTTACTGGAAATCCATTTGTTCCTTTTTCTTCTTCTGATAATGTTGTTCTAAATCCACCAATATCAAAAAATCATCTTTGGAAATATAATGAAGATCAGATTCTTAAGGATGTTTCAGAGTATGTGACAAGCACTTATGGTAGTCACTACTGCGGACAAAATCAAGAGTATAAAGATATTCAAACAATTGATTTGATAGCAGCAAAGGATCTGGCACCAGATTTTTGTCAGTCAAATATTCTTAAATATGGATCTCGTTATGGAGCAAAAAACGGACGAAATAAAAGTGATTTACTTAAGGTAATTCACTATGCTATGCTACTACTTCACTTTGATGGTCATTATACTCGCAAGAATAATGGACTTTCTGAATTCAAATAATAATGAAACTGCAAATGAAACTTTCTGACAAAACTCTGTCTTTGCTTAAGAACTTCTCTGGTATCAATCAATCAATTCTTTTTAAGGAAGGTAGTTCCCTCCGGACAATTTCTGTGATGAAAAACATACTTGCTGAGGCAACGATTACTGAAACCTTTCCAAAAGACTTTGGAATCTATGATCTAAATCAATTTTTGAATGGTCTCAATCTTCACCAAACACCCGAACTTGATTTTGAGAATGATAAGTATGTAATGATACGTGAAGGCAAATCAAGGTCTAAGTATTTCTTTGCTGACCCAAGTGTGATTGTAACACCACCAGATAAAGAGATTCTTCTTCCAAGTGAGGATGTATGCTTTGTGTTGAATACTCAGCAGTTAGATAAGTTACTCAAGGCTGCTGCAATTTATCAACTCCCAGATTTATCTGCTGTTGGTGAGGCAGGTGTTGTGAAATTGGTAGTAAGAGATAAAAAGAATGATACCTCAAATGATTTTTCTATCGTGGTTGGAGAAACTGATAGCATCTTTACGTTTAACTTTAAAGTGGAGAATATCAAGATTCTTCCTGGTTCCTATGAGGTTGTCATCTCACAAAAACTTTTGTCACAATTCACGAGCACCGACAGAGATTTGAAGTACTATATTGCTATGGAACCCGATTCAATTTTTGAATGAATATCTTCGTCACATCTCCATTTCCTGCCGAGAGTGCCACTTGTCTTCCTGATAAACACGTAGTTAAGATGCCCTTAGAGTGCTGCCAAATGCTCTCTATAGTGGCATCAAAGAAATGGGGATACAACTATGGAACCCTCCCTAAGACCGATGGAACCCCCTACAAGACAGAGAAGGGTGCCTTCCGTAATCACCCTTGTACTTTATGGGCAGCAAAAACCATTGATAATGCCTATTGGTTAATCAAGTGGGGAATGAACTTGTGTGATGAATATACTTTGCGGTATAATAAAACACACTCGTGCTATAATACCTTATTGCAAGCATACTATTTGTTTCCAAAAGGTAAGATTAAAGAAGTGACTCCATTTGCTCGTGCTATGCCCGAAGAATGGAAATATGATGATACGATTGATACCTTTACTGCTTATAAGATGTATGTCGCATCTAAACCTTGGGTGAAGGATAACTACCTTCGCCTTCCCAATAGAAAACCTGAATGGGTCTAAATTATGAGAAATGAATTTTTGTGGGTAGAAAAATATGCCCCAAAAACAATTGAAGAATGTATCC